AAGGAGCCTCCGCCAGGAGGGTGTCCATCACCGCCACCATGCCCTGCACCGCCGCCGCCCCAGCCGCCCGGGGGCACGCCATTATGCCAGCCATGCCACCAGCCACCCTGTCCTGAAGGCGGAGGCAGTGCGAGCCGCCCGCCAGGGGTGCCATATCCACCGCTGCCACCTGCAGCGGCGGCCCCCGCTGCCAGAACGGGTAGTGTCATGGCTGCACCGTAACCACCCGCCAGCAGCGGGGCATTACGCGAGGCCCGGTTGATACGCTGTGTCTGGTCAGCAATCTCGCGGATGGCACCGGCATATTCACGCGCACCGCGGGACGCGCCAGAAAACTCATTATTCAGGGAGCGATTGAGAGCCCGCAGCGCAGATGTCGCCTCACGGGCCGCACTCGTCAGTGCTCTAATGTTCCTGGTGATGGTGACGAACTTCTTATTCAGCTCCATCGCATCACGGCTTACCTGCAGCAGGTTGCGTGTTATCTGGTCATCCAGCGCCAGCCGCACGGCTACGCGGTAAGCCTGAATATCCACAAGAACCTCGTTTTACGGCCATAAAAAGATAACTGAAGCTGAGTCTTAAAATTTTCCAATTTTTATATTTTAACAAAGGCGTCATTATCCACAGTTAAAATACGCATGAAAACCTTCAGCGACATATGTTGAAGACACAAGCAACACAACAGTAGATAACTTTACCTTTAACTGAAAAAACATTAGAAGACATTTAACTGACAATTATATTAAATCTTGTTCTTATCAAATGTACAAGCCATCTTTAAGCACACTCTTCACTTTCATATCACTTAATCAGCTTGCGCTTTTCTACTGAGAAATATCAGTTACTCTCATGTATGCGCACTGAAAGATAATATAAGCCAAGGAGAGTTGTTAGGATTAAGTTAATCAAGAAAAATAGGTATACAAACAGGTAGATAGACTTAGCAATGGTAAGTAAACCAGCGGCCTTCAAGTAATCCATGAATTCAACAGAAGATAAACCTACTAACATTGATCCAACGCCTGTCAGATATAAGAAAATACTTAACAATGCTAGATACCCAAACAGATAGCATAGAAATCTTCGCCTAGTGAGAGGAACCGTATTAACAACACCTCGTTCTTTAATTCGCAAGGTCGGAGCTTCACCAGCCATCACTTCATCAATTGACTGGTTTCCAAAAGTAGCAATAGCAGCTAATGAAGCTATATAGAAACCTATGAGCATCTGAAGCAAAGAGTTAATTTGAGGGATCAACCCACCATTCGCTGTAAGCGGAAAAGGTTTATTAAGCAATGAATATAAATAAGAAAAAACGCCTGCCATTATCAATGGTATAATAAAATCGAACCATTTTTTTTCATGATGTCTGATAAAAAGATATTTAAAAGGCCTCAATGTCATTGCCAACATGTTTTGACTCCTTAAATTCGCTTAATCAGAGTAAGTAGTTTTTCCTGAAGCTCACTGTGTATCTTAGCCTCACACTGATTTATTTGATTGCCGAGTATGATTTTCTCGGACCTAGTAAAGAGCTTTGTTGTTGCATCCTCGCCTCTTTCAAACTCAAGGCTATCTTGCTTGTCATGATTTCTAAAAGAAACTCTAACAGTATCAAATCCTTTTGATTTCGCAGCGTTTCTCATATCACTGATGAAATTCACTTTATCCTTAACTGTTTTGGGCTGCTTCACCACCTTTAACTTTACGACGTGATCTACTTGGCTAGTGTAGGGGTTTTTATCAAACTCATTGATTTTCTTGGAACTAGTGAGCGTGACTGTAAGGAGCCTTCCTCCTTTAAGTGAATCAGCAAGCGTGCGGGACTGATGAGAGGTTATCTCAAGCATAGGACGATGCTCACATCTGCGCTTAGTATTAGGATTTATAAAATCAACGCTATCAAATGCGTCTTTGAATAATGATTGCAAAAAAGCTTTTAATGCAGTTCTACCAATACCTGGCACATCTTCTACCAATGTAAGATAAGAATCTGTCGAATTATCATTAGGTTTTAATGATATGACTACATGTGCTGATACAGCGATCCCTTCTCCGGCCAGTTTAGGCTCAATTCGCAGAGTTCCACTTTTCAGTTCACTGAAAACAGGATCGGTTACATTTTTATCACACATTTGTATAAGTAACGTAGCCTTGTTCGAACGATTATTGATTTCCAAAGCCGACAAACGCATAGCTCTAGACTCGTTTAAGTACATTTTAACGCCTTTTTTAGCCTTAAAAACGAGCTGAAGCCTATCCAGTGCTTCTTTCATGGTGATAGCTGGTGCATTTTCATGCTTTGGGCTGATAATGAAATCATATACAAAAACCCATCTTTCGAAGTCAGAAAGCACAATAAATTCCTTAGGTAAAACGTCCTAAGAGAAATGTACCTCACTCATAAAATTTTACAATTAATATATTTGCCACCACTGTACAACTATACAGTGCCTCTATTTTTTTTTCAATGCATCTCGGCAACAAAAAATACCCTTATTAGACATGGTATAATAAGTAAAAATCACTTAATGTTATGGATTGAACCCTTCATACACCGCAAATCCAATCGAATTCTTTAACTGGTCTATTCCCCTCACATATGCTGGCCCTATAAACGGCCGCGGCGGAATGTGACTTGTGCCGCCCTCCTGCCACAGCCCTATCTCACTTTTGGTCCCGATAATAGCCGCCAGTCCCACGACTTCACTCTCGATTGAGTCTCTGAGTTTGCCAGTTCGAAGCAGCGGATCGTCTTCGGCATAACCCCGGCGAACACGATCGGCTTTGGTCGACTCTGCCAGCGGTGCCCATGCGTCAAACGGCCCGTAGGCAGGCTGGTACACGCCAATTTCTTCCTTCGCCGTTTCCTCAATCTCTTTGACGATGACATGGAACCCCGCCTCCAGCCCGGTGGCGATTGTGGCTGAGGCAGACGACATTTCTCGGGCAAACTGCTTAAGGTCCATTACTTACTTTCCTCCCACTTTCGTGTGTTCCAGTTGTAGGTGCCACCTTCAAGCTCGCCGATGACCACACCCATGGCGATGCGCTCATGGGGCATCAATTCTTTCAGGCCCGGAAAAATCACGCTGAACGGAACCCCGGCTTTCATCAGCCAGCACTGGTTAATAAAACCGGGGTTCTGCGCTAGTTTTTTGCAGCGGTCTCCGTGGCCTCATCGTCCCTGTCGTACGACATGTCACGCAGGGAGACACTGACCGCTTTCAGTCCACTTTTGCCCAAAATAGCGAGCATGCTTTCAATCTGCTTCGGGTTCTGCGGTACCGGGTATTCTTCGCCGTCAATGTCAGCCACGGCCGCTGCCGGAAAGGCATACATGTTCATGTACATCACGTTGATAGCCATTTCCGGGCCGACCGCTACTGTCAGGCGGGATTCCTGCACCGGGTCGAGTTCCCGCAGGGTGATGACGCGCCCGCTGCCATCCCTGACCTGATTTGACTTCACTGGCGATTCCGGCACAACGGGTGGCGTTTCATGCACTCTGACCTGCACCATTGTTTATTCCTCAGTTCACTTTTTTACGGCGATTCGCCGTCCATGACAGGGTCTGGTTCACCGTCTTCTCGCCCTGCTTGTTACCGGCATCGGTGAGGTGAAACGACACACCTTCATAGCGGTACACGCTGATGGTGCCGTTTGCCTCGGTGATGGTTTCGGTGATGGTGCCGCGGGGCTGATCGATACCGTTGTAGTAGTTGTCTTCCCACTTCGCCCAGAAGTCATCGAGCGTGGCATCCATACGTTCAGCCGTGATGGTGCCATTCCAGCCAACGGGGATCTGCAGTTCGTCGGTAATGCCGTTAAGCGGCGTGATTTTATGGGTCGAGACCTGCGGCTTTGAGTCAAAACTCATGATTTTGGGAATGCGCAGTTTCCCCGTGGGCGTGATGATATCGACGGCAATATCACGCCCGACGGTATAGCCAAGGGTTGGCATGTTTTATCTCCGGAGTAATGAATGTTGCAGTGTTCAGCGCAATAAGCTGTCTGAGACGGAGATGGACACGCTGCCGCCCCCTTCCAGATTCACCAGGAAGTAGCGCACCACATTGAGATATTTCACCTGCACATCGGCGGTCATGTAACCCAGTGCCACGCGCGCATCCGGGTTATTGGCCGCATCGAGACGCACCGCAAAGGCAGGTCCGCCATTCGGGTCGCCGATCATCTTCAGCATCTCCAGATTCGACAGGAAAGACTCCAGCGTGCTTTTGGTCTCCCGGCGCAGGTCCGTGGTCTGATTGTCACCCACTACGCTGCCGAAGCTTGCCGCTATGGTCAGCGACAGGAAGTTGGTCATGCGGGTGTAGGTATCATCGTTCTGGGTCGGATTCGATGAGGTATTGCGCCCGGAGCGCATCCCAAAGTAACTACCGCCCGGACAGGGATTGGTGATGACATCGAGGCGGGCTGAATTGATGGCCCCGATTTCCGGCACGGAGTAAGGACGCCCTGCCAGCTGCCGCTCGGTGGCGATGATGCCGGGGATGCGCTTGTTGAGCGTGGAAATATGCGGTGCCCGGGCGGCAATGTTGGCCGCTTCAAACGTGGCGGGCGCAATCATGCGATTTGTGCCGTTTGCGGTATCTTTCCAGTATGGCCAGTCACCCACTATCAGCTTGAAATGCCAGTCGTCCACGCCAGAACTGTTGAGTGCTTCAGACACTGCCTTACAGCCGGCGGAGGCAGGGCCCTGGCCGATGGCGTAGGCACCCTCGGAGCGCGCAAACGCCGCCATGGCGGGCCAGCACGTTTTATCGGTCACATCGGCAAGGTTGATGACCTGTGAATTTGTGCCACGCAGGGCATACATGCCTTTACGCGGAGCATCAGTGCCGTCTGTACCGAGTAGCGTGGCATCCGTGATACCGGTCGCGCCGTCGGTGCCGCCGCTGAAGGTGACCTCTTTTAGTGCGGCCTGGGCTGGCGCTTCGGATTCGGTTACTTTTGCGCGTACCAGCTGGCTGGGACCGCGGATATTCATCTGACCGTGATTCACGGCCTCTGCCATCGCTTTCCACAGCGCATCCCCTTCACCCTGCAGGTTATCGAAGACTTCGGCACTCACCCCTGGCAGACTGATGGTCAGCTTTTTCGAGTTCACCGCAGTACCGCTGCCGATACCTGCAATGATCTTGTTTCCCCGCGTTCCGCTGTAGAGTGCGGTCAGCAGCAGGCCTGACTTACTGCCATTTTCACAAAGTCTGCCACTGGCCGCTTTATCCTGACCGTTTGTTACACGCACACAGTTCAGATTTGCGGCTCCCAGCTGAAGTGAAATGGCAGCCGCCGTGGCCAGGTCATACTGACGGTCTTTGGGCGTACCCAGAAAGAACGCCATGTCGTTATCAGAACGGATACAAAAGGCGCTGTTAACCGGTCCCCAGCCTGCCACACCCACCAGCCCCAGCCCGTCGGTGGGTACACCGTTTAAGTAACGGGCCCGGGGTGGGACAACCTGGACATAAAGGTCAGGTGCTGTAAGTGCAGACGTGTTGAGGTCGCCGGTTGAATAAATCGGCATGAGGGAGACTCCGTATGCGTGAGCTGATGCTGGAAAAAGGGGTTTACTGCGTTGTCGGGTGCCCGTTCAGGGTGACTTGAAACCGGGTCACCTCAGGTGCAGAAATGGTCTGGGTAGTGGCGTAGTTTACGCTGAAAATCAGGTCGCGCCGGTAGACATGCCAGTTCTCTGACCTGTCCAAATCAAACTGCCGGGCATACAGGAGCTGCGCGGGCACGCCGTCGTTGAGATCAATGTGACAGTGTTCAGAGAGCGCCGTATCAATGGCACTGCCGATGCGGTCTCTGAGGCCGGGCGTGGGTGCCCAGACGGTGATCTGGAAATCTTTTATCTGCCTGTGGAGCTCTTTTACAGCCGTGCCTGCGGTGGTAACGGAAACACTGAGATGATCCGCCATCAGGATGCAGACACTGCTGAGCACAGTGAATGACTTCGGCAGTGCTGCAGTCAGCACATTAATCGCCTGTTGATCTGTGGTTCCGGCCCGAAAATGGAAAGTAAATGCTTTGCCGTTAAGGCTTACATGCACGTTGACAGGCGCATCAGCCACACCGGAAATACCGATTACGCTGCCGTTCACTGTGAACTGCAGTGTGGGTTTACCCTTCGCCATCACACGGAACGGCCTTCCAAGTGCCGTGCTGATTTTACGCTCTGTCGGCAGAGGCCAGACAGAGACGTGTATCCCGCCGTTGTCGATATCCTGCTGCAATATGCCAGGCACCGGCCAGCCCGGATAGATTTTCACTGAAGGGTTAACAATGCCGGGAAGCCGGCCGCCACCGGGATACACCACCCCGGCTACACGTCTCGCCAGGTAGCGTGCAACATCATCGGTGCTGGCCATATTACACCGTCACCTGAAGCGCCGTCAGACGCCAGCCCATCTCGGTCAGTTCCGTGCCACTGATGACAAACCGATGCCCGGCGTCATCCGTCACAAAATCCCCGGCATGCAGAGACACACCTCTGAACACGGGCATAAGAATACAGTGCCACGCGCGGCGCATCTCACCCGGCAACTGCAGCGGGCTGTGCTCACCGATACGGCTCAGCAGAATACTGGCTGGCCAGCCGGACATGATGAGTTTTTCATTCGCTGCAGTGGTGCCCCCGTAATCCTGCAGTCCGGCATCGGAACCTGACTGAGTGGTACGACGGATAGTGACGAGTCGCTCAGCCCTGACACACAGAATGGGCTGTAACAGCGGCATGGCTGCCACGTAAAAGGTCCCCTCGGTGGACACCAGGATATCGCCTACCTCAAACCCCGCCGCATCAAAGATGCCAATACGGGTGGCCTCTCCGAACCGGGCTGCGCGCATGTAACCGTAATCGGTGGTGAATGAGGCCGATAGCTGTTGCAGCGGCTGCGCGTCGAGGGGGCTGAATGGTGAGGCTGCCCGGTAATGACGCGCCGTACCGCCCAGACGTTTCGCGGCCTTCCCACTCCCCTGGTTCACCTTCGCCGTTAGCTGATGTGCGTCCATATCAGCACCGTGTCACAGTTGATACGCCATTGCCCAGCGACGCGCCCGGCGGAATACCGAGCAGTCCGCAGAACTGACGCCGCCACTGATTGTAGAGACGGGTGCGGTCTGAGACTTCTGACCGGTTGCGCTGCCAGACAGCCGCTTTATCCGTATCAAGGTTTTCTGCAGCCCGGGAAATGCCACTTTCCAGACCGGCCAGCGTCACCAGAAAATCCACCACAATGGCTTCCTCCTCAGGCCGCATCGTAGTCAGCCGGTGAGCCAGCGTCTGATAACGGCCTGACGTGACCTGCGCATAAGCCACATCACTGCGATCGTCGGGCGTTGTGTCGCCTGTCATGGGATAGCCCATATAGCGACGTGCGTCGGCCAGTTGCTGTGGAGTCAGCATGGGTTACCTCATCTGAAGGGTTCGGACCTAAATATTGAGCAGGACTAACCAAGCAGTAGCGCGCTATGTTCCGGTTTGATGTTCTGACAGCCCCATGCCGCGGCGATTTCGTAGCGCACACGGCGGTACTGTTTGTACATGGAGACTTCAAACGACATGTTGGTGCGCGGGTCAGTGATCATGATACGGTCATCCGCCATATCGCCTTCCTCCGGCAGCGCGGGCGCACGGGTGGCCAGGATAATGGCGGAACGGCTGAAGGCGAAGTTGGCGGTAAACTCACTGACAACATCAAACTTAGTGCCGGCTTTCACATCGTCCATCAATCCCGGCGGGTTGATAATGATGGCCTCTCCTGGTGAAACTTTGGCTACAACATATTTATATTTACCCAGTACCAAAACACTTCCTGATTTAACAGAGTCAGGGATATTCGGCTTTGCGTCAGCAGATGCCCCAGCCACTGTGACGATGCAGCCGCCGGCTTCAAGGTTGTCCTTAACAGTCATTTTTTCAGCTGTCGCGCCTTCATTCTCCGCAACACCCGCAGATTCACGCAGTGTAAAACCATGCAATTCCAGAAGGGTGCCCTGTGCACGCAGTGAGGTCGTACCGGCTTCGTTAGCTTTCGTCAGCTGCGCCATAGTGCGCAATGCCGCACCGGCAGTAGTATCAATGACACACTGCAGGTCGCTTAACGGTGCGCCATTGTCTGTCAGGATTTTTCGCACCTGCGCTGTGTCAGTCAGGGTATCTTTAAACGGGGTTTTACCCGCTTCACCGGATGCGCGTGAAGCGCGACGGAACAGCATGCCAATGTCTGATTCAATCTCATTGACCAGCGTGCGCATAGCCTGGGTAATCTGATCACGGCGGATACCGTGGTAACCCGGACCGGATTTAATGCCCTTCTGCTGTTCGCCTTCCCAGCGGAACGGCACCATCCGCGATTTGGTAATGGCCAGCGGCACATTACCAATATCCTGGTCACCATTATCCGGTGGAAGCTGTCCTGGTTTAACATCTTCAGCGTCTGAAGCCGGTGTTACGGGAATACGAATCGGCTGATTCAGCGCTGCACGCTCTGCCGTAGCGTCCAGTGTGACAGAGGGAATGAACCCGCAGAGTTCACGGGACACAATGTCCAGCGACTGATACAGGTCGGGAATGAGTTGAGTCAGGGTATTAGACATGCAGGGTTATCCTGTTAATCGGTAATCTGTACACCCGCACAGGCGCGTTCGCTCTGCTCCTGAGGGCTGAGTGATTCGAACTGTGCACGGGTAAGTGTGTTTGAGCTGCTGTTGCCATTTCCGCCGGAGGAGCCGCCGCCTGATGCGCCGGTGCCCTTGAGGATCTGATCTTTATACGGGTAGTGATCAACGAGAATGCTCAGCGCTTCATCAAATCCCGCCGCTTCGCCGGGTCTGACCGCACTGAAGATTTTGTTTCCGTCGCGATCAAACGCCGTGACGGCGTCACCGACAACCTGAAAGTTGCTGCCAAATCGGGCTTCCACCAGGTCAGCCGGAATACTCATTTTCTCGGCAATGAATTTTGAACGGGCAAAACTGCCGCCAATTTTCTCCGCCGTGAGTTTCTGGCTCAGGTCGTCGCGTTCTTTCACGATTGGCGCATACTTCTCTTCCAGCGCACGGACGGCTTCAGTGCGGACCTTTTCGACTTCACCGGCATCCACCAGCGTTTTGTCTTCCAGGTTCTTCACGGTGTCCAGTGCTGCCAGCGCTGCTGACGGATCATCAATCCCTTCAAAGGTCTTCAGCTGCGTTTCCGCACTCTCCGCACGCTCACGGTGCGACTTTGCCTCACCGTTAAGACGCGAGATGGTCTGCAGGGTGCCAGGAGCATCAAACGCCAGCTCTTTGCCGTCATCCTGCACGTACACGGGTTTGCCATCGTTTACGACCACATGGCCGTTCTCATCGAGTTTCAGTTTCATCAGGGTCATCCAACCAGTAATGAGCCATCCGGCCCGTGGCACCGCGCTGCATCCGCAGCGTCCGGCAATAAAAAAGGCCCATGCATCTGCACAGGCCCGGAGAGGGCTAAACCGGTGTTGTGGTTACTGGCTTAGCGTGCACAGGCGGCATGGACTGGATACGCTCCTGCTCCTGTGCCCAGCGAAGTTCGCTGTTAATAAGGCCACGGCGCTGTATCTCGTTAAACAGCGTCTCGTCGGACAGCGCCCGCGTTTTATACATGTCCACCAGGAAGTCAGCCGAGGCTTCTGCCAGCGTGGTGGCACCAAAGTCACTGAAGATAGTGACGTGCCCGCCTTCGGATTCACCTATCCATTCCGCCAGATACTGCAGCGCCAGCCGGGCCGCATCGGTGAGGTCACACACCATGCGCTGCAGGGCACTGGTGCTCGCTTCGTTATCGGTCAGCGTCTGCACCACGGTGCGGTGGCCGGGCCGGACCACCAGCAGCTCCGCCCCTATCTGGCGCATTTTCTCTTCAAGGTCGATGATGTCTGTGCGACCCGCCTCGATGGCTTTGCCGCTGTGCTCTACATAACGCAGGTCTGCTTCATCTTCTTCAGACAGGATGGCCGATGCTGCACCCACTGAAATGGGACCGTCGCCGAGCTTTTTACCGAACAGCACCGGTACACGGGCGACATGCAGGATGGTCTGCTGGTCACTGCGGGACTGCCAGTGTTCAACGTTGAGCCAGGCCAGTTCAGCGAGCGGCGGCCGGCCGTTCATAAACCCACGCTTGTCACCGTAGACCGGGACAAAGGTGATTTTTTTCAGGCTGGTTGTGCCTTCATCGTGCAGCTGCCACTCCAGTGCCCCGCTCGTTTCATTCAGCTTTTCACGATAAATCCGCCAGCGGCCGGGATTCAGCACCCTGACCTGCTCAATATTTTTCACGACAAATTCATTCTGCGGGTCGCGCTCACTGACCGTCTCGACGAAGCGCAGCAGCGTGAACGTCTCCTGTCCGTTGACCCGTTCTGAGTCGTAATCCAGCAGACTGGTGGCATTCACCCTGGCGAAATAAGGCCGCAGTCCGCGCTGGCGTTCTTCAGCCAGAGAGAGCTGCTTATCCGCAGGTGGATGCTCGACAAGGATGCCGCAGAGTCCGTAGGCCATCGCTTCTTCAAAAGTGTCAGCCAGAAAGGAGTGCAGGTTAGTGCCCTGCAGGTCCACATCCCCGAACATCTCACGTATGCGCGCAGGCACCGCTTCTTCATTCCAGGTGACCGGGCGGGAAAAAGGTTTACCACTCAGCACCTCGACCGTACGTGAAAAGGCCGGAAACAGCGTCGCCACCGACAGCCGGTTCTGATAAAACGCCTCTTCTTCACTGGGCCATTTAGGCAGATAGTTTTTGCCTGCAGCCCGCATGGCGGCAGTGCCGCCCAGCAGCGTGCTGATCATCGGCCAGCATCCGGCCATCGACTCGATTTTGGGCGATCGCTTCCGGACGTCGTTGCTCATATTGATGTTCTGTCAGGCAGAGAATGGACGGACTGTTGTGCCTTTCGGCTGGAACAGTTCTGTAATGGCCCAGACCAGCGCATCCAAGCGGTCCGGTGATTTCTTCGCGGTAGCGGGCACGTATTCCAGAAGCTGGTTTTCGAGCTGGTAGAGGTTGCCACGGTGCGCCACCCGTCCCTGCTCATACAGCGCTGAAATGGGCTCAGCCCGGGCAAACTTGCCCTTACTGGCATGGACGCGGACGATCCGCCCGCGGAATCCTGCATTGCGCAGCGTGTCTTCTGCCATGTCGCCGCCCTGGTTAGTTTCAATAACGATGGCTTCAGCGTGGTGCTCTTCATAAGCCCGGACTGCCCGCGTCGCCCAGCCGTTCGGCGAGTATTTCCCGGAGTAATCCGCGTCAGCCGAGAACAGCCGGTCATTACCGCGCCCGTAACTGCTTGCTACCACAATCCCGGTTTCATCACTCTCTTCGCTGTTGGTCGCCTGCGGGTCGATAGCGACGACAGTACGAGAAGGCTGCAGTGTGATATCCAGCGCACGCGCACCAGACACCATCGCTTCAGTCCAGAGTGCGCCGTCGGTATTAAACCGGCGGGGCCGCTGCATATACTGTGCTTCGGCTGTGCGCCGGTGTGAAAACAGTGAGGTGCGATGCGATTCATTGTGCTTGTAGGGCCAGAGCCAGCCGTCAGGCAGACCATGTTCGATGGGTATCGCGTGTAAGTTTTCCGGGTACACCAGTGAATAATGTTCGCTGTTATCAATCAGCACCGGCAGGTTCAGATGATGCCATTGTTCGCCACTGCCACCGCGCAGCAGGTATCCGCTCAGGTCGTGGTAGTGAATGCGCTGCATGATGATCACAATGGGCGTGGTCTCAATGGCCAGACGGGAACGGATGGTTTCGTTGAAGCGGGTGTTAACCCCGACGCGTATGGTTTCGCTGTAAGCGTCGTCTGGCTTCACCGGATCATCAAGAATCAGACAGCCCTGCCAGCCTGGCTCCATATGCCCGGCACGAAAGCCAGTGACCTGTCCGGCAGCGGACGAGGCATACACCCCGCCGCCGTATTCGGTCCACCACATGGCTTTACTGTCGGCATCATCGCGAAGCGCCATCGGCCACATGGCCTGAAAGGAGGCAGATTTCACGATGCTGCGCGTGGTTGACGAGTTCAGTAATGCCAGGTTGTGGGAATAGGACAGGTGCATGAAGCGGGCTCGCCGGTTCAGTGCCAGCCCGCGGCCCATCATGTTGATGGTGGCCAGTTCTGTCTTGGTGTATCCAGGCGGAACGTTGATGATGAGTCGCCGGATGTCGCCATCAATCACCCGGTCCAGCGTCCGCTGTATCACCTGATGATGAGGCGCGACGATCAATCTGCTACCGTTGCGCTGCTTAAAGAAGTACCGGGTGAAGTAGAGCCCGTCCTCTTCACACTCTATACGACGCGCAGCAGTCTTGAAGTCAGCAGTTGTCATCCTCCAGCATTTCCCGGCGCGCCTGCCGGTATTCCTCGCGTGAAAGCAGCGCGACCTCAAGCGGGCCGCCGTCTTTACCTGTTAGTGACGTCGTACCCTGCTCGCGGAACGCTTGTACCGTAATATGTTTGCCGAGCAGTTCGAGGTTTCTGACCTTATCCGGCCATTTAATTTTTTTGAAGATGCCGACCATCTCCCGTTCTTCGCCCCGACCATCAAACATCTCAGCCAGATCGAATCCGCTCAGGTATCGACGCCATGAAACTGGCCATTGCGACACAGGCTTAATGCTCATGTCATCGGACATGATGTCGAGCACATCCATCTGGTCAATCTCAAACAAGCGTCTCAGCACATAATCAGCATCAACATTTATCCGATCATTGCGTTGAGCCTTTAGTTCAGAGATCCTTAACTGAACGCTAACATTTGCTAATAGGCGGGCACCCTGTTCGTTGGAGGTCCTTGCACTGTACCCCGCCCGAATGGCCGCCTGCGTTGCGTTCAAATCGATGAGGTACTCGCGACAGAACATTTCTTGTTTGTCGGTGAGTGCCATAACTTCCTCAATCAGTGAAATGCATGGGAATAATTATGTATATTTTAAACTGGCTGTTAGCCCATCACATACCGTCTATAGCAACTGGTATCGTATCTGCATTATTTTGGGTAATATCAGCGACCGTTAAATCAAAGCTGAACCCAGGAAAAGTAATGATCACTTTCAATGGGGAACAAGACGATGTCGATTTACATAATTTTTACGATACCGCGCGATTGCAATCCAAATACAACTCCATAGCTGCATTAGCCGCGGCAGCTACTGTTTTATCACAAGCTTTAGGCTGGTAATTTTTTACAAACCATAACATGCGCAGAAGTGCATCGGTTCAAAGCCAAATTTTTAGCAGAGATCATTTGCATAACTTTTAGTTAAAGCATTTCGTTTCATAAAAAAGAACGAATGCTCTCTTAACTGGCAGTACTACACAATCTCTTATATATTTACTTGAGCGTATTTCAGCTGATTCGATTACCCCCTGAGGCCAAAAAATGAATGATAAGAAGCAATCTGATAAGCGCCCGCCTTCTCCTCCCCCTTCGCGTGAGCCTACGCCAAACCATCGACGCGATGGCTCAAATGGAAACGATAGCAGAAAGAAATGGCATACTGACGGTGTCAGGCCACCCAAGCCATCAAATCGATAGTATTGAGGTCATAAATGGAACGCTGGGAACTGGAGTACTCAATTTGTCTTTCTCATTATAAAGAGAAGATGTACGCCACTCTCACTGGCCGCATAGATAAGGCTATCAATTTCACTCTCCTTCTCACCGGCTCTGCAGTATTCGCTAATTTTGGCAGCAACATGTTTTTTGGTGCCATGGTTGCTAGTTTGTCTGCACTATCTTTTGTCGGTGAGTTTGGACGAAAATCATCTGAAGCATTACGAATATCCAAGGAATATCATCAACTTTTAATTTCACAGGATAAGCTGACAGATGAAGCTCTCGCTATTGCTTTTGGAGAATTAAATAAAAATGATTCTACAGTCTGGAACTGCCTATCAGTAGCCGCACGAAACAGAACAAAACTTGCTCTCTATGGAACAGGAAAAAGCAAACTTGAGGATTACGGAATGTTTGACGGCATAATGTCTTGGCTAGCAGGCGATAAGCCATAAAAGTATGTGTTTATATTTATTCAAGATAAAAGTGATTTAATTTAAGCACTGCTCTTTGATGTCCTGCTGCATTCCGGCTATCCGCGTTCCAGCGACTTCAATTCGCTCTCTGAGGGTGAAATAATCCCGTTGAGCGGCGTCAGTAAATCGGGTGGTGGCTGCATCATCCATGCAGGTGGTACCGGTGGCGGATTATTCCGTGCAGGTGGCGTTGAGCTGCAGTCGGCGCTAGTCTGGGAAAATCACTTTTTACTGAATTCAACACTGTCTGTGGTGCAATCCAGCATTCCAAAGTATTCCCCAAGTGCTGACTGACCGCTACGCTGAGTGAAGGGAACTAACCAGATATCGTTCTCGAATGTCATCTGGCCATAGTCGATGAGAATCCCGTTCTTTTCAGCGGCGTCCTGAGCGTCAGAGAAAGTTTTCCATTCAGCCTGGTCTCCGGTCTTAGCCCGAATAACCTTAGTCATGATGGTCTGATTATCATAATGCCGGCAGGCTTCAGCCTGGGCAGCATCAACTTTTGAAGGTCTGATCGATACTATCAACAGAATCATTACAGCAAATGCGAGCACTGCCAGAGCTGTAATGGCGATGACTAAAATTTTGACTACCTTTTTCATATGATCCTCATCCTGAGTTCTTTGGATGAGAATCATACCTGAAGCTCCTTGTAATTATCACGCTGCCTTGTACGACGGGTGCACTGCATTGCTCACAGATACTTAATCGCCAGTGCTTTCACATCGTCCTTTGCGGCTTCGCCCAGCAGAGCAACCCCACTTTCAACAAACGCCAGCGCAGCTTCAAAATCATGAACGCCCACTTTGACATCAGCTGATGGGGGCATCTGCGCTGCTTCGGCAGAGAATCCGGACTGTTCAACAACTTCGTCATTCATTGATTCTGACATTTCAGTACTCGCTTCTTCAGGGTGGATAAACTGGCCTTTCAGCCACTGGAGGAAATTCATTTCTGCCGTTCCCGTTCAATTTGCCGGATGGCGGCCTTGTCCTGATTGCACTGCTCCAGAGCGTTAAGCAGATGCTCATTCAGCTCCAGGCTGTCTCCCCAGGTCAACGGGTCAGGAATCAAAGGCACAGCGCAGTCAGCCAGCAGACTCACCGGTATCGGTACTGGCGGAACCGGTACGTACTTTGTCCCGGTGCGCACGCAGCTGGTCAGCAGCAGGACGAGGCACAGGTTCAGTGGCACAGCTGTTACCCATGACCAGCTTGTGAATAACCACCACCCTGCGCTCGCTTTCTTCATTGCCTGCCTGATTTGCATTTTGAGTTGCCCGGGCAATGTCGCTGAAGAGGGCTGTTGCCCTGAGAACATTAGTCGCGAGCATCTCTGCTGAAGCTTTTTCCTGCGCCAGCTGCCTGTTCTGTTGAGTGATCACGACTTTCGATAAGGACTGAAGCTTCAGGGTGACGCTCAGCGCAGTGACCAGAATAAGCAGAGCCGTGATGGTCACAGCTCCCCACTTAATTCTGCTTAAGGTCATCGCTGCTCTCCGCCAGGCAAAGTGCACGTTCAGTTTCGCGGCGCCTCATCAGCCCTCTCCACTTCCTGCCACCCGCAAACACCCAGCGGCGCATTTCACTACACGCACCAATAGTGTCGCCTGCGTTGAGCCTTTTCAGAAGAGAAGACCGGGAAAACGCGTCAGTGCCTGTGTTATAGGCAAAGCTGTAAAGTGCGGCGCGCTGGTAATCGCTGAGGGGGACCGTGATCAGGCTGTCAACGTCTGCCTGAACGGGTTTCAGGTCTGCGCGCAACAGACTGTCGCACTCCCTGTCGGTATAGGTTTTGTTACTGACAATATCGGGTCCGGTGTGACCATCACAGACGGTGAGCACACCGACGACATCCCGATAGGGAACATAACGACGCCCTTCCAGACCATCCGGACCGCCCAGCAACGTGATTGTCAGAGCCAGGGCACCTGCACCGGCTGCAGCCAGAAGTCTGTTACGCAGCGCGGCCGGTATGACCATTTTTCAGCGCGGCTCTTCCGGGCAGGTGCAGCGCAGCGCCCTGATTTCTGCCAGTGTCGCCTTGCGCCGGTAATACCAGTTAATGATACAGGTGATGGTCGCAAGGCTGATACCGGCAAGAACGCCGACGGCGCTCCACTCTTCCGGACTGAAAAAAGTCAGGACGCCATGGACAACTTCGCCTGCGGATACGCTGTAAGCGACCCCGGTTGTGAGTTTGCTCATCAGGATTTGCCGCGCAGAATAGGAGAAAGATAGCCGGAGCCGGTGGATGAGCAGGATACAGTGACGGCATCCGGTCATAAAAAAAGCCCTGACAAAATGCCAGGGCTGAATAGAAATCTCTCGAGGGTCATTTACCCATCGTTGGAGCCAATCTAACACAAAAAATGGAAAAGTAAATAGCGAGCTACAACATCGCTACATGAATTATCGCTCGCTATTTAGTAATGCGCGATAACGTCTTCTCGGCCCAGGCTTCTTCCCGGTGCAGTTCGGCGATCAGAAACTCCAGCAGCTGCTTAACGCTTTTGTTCCACGTATCAAGAGTAAGAGCCTGCGTGACCTGACACACCGCCCTGAACACAACAGCGGAAGGGATACGTTCAAAGCCGCGCCCGGAACACCGCTTACAGGGCTGATAAACCGGCACACCCTGAAATCGTGTCATCACAC